GTGTAATCATTGAGTTTTTCGGCTTTTATAGGGGAGATCAGTTTTGAACCGGCTCAAAGCAGATAATTGAAAACAGTATTCAATAAACGCCTACAGGCTTATTTTGTGTAAGCTAGCGTACAAATAAGGCAAAGCAGCCAACCGGCGCACGCAACGCGAATTAAAAAACCCAATGATTACACTGGTACCCGCGATCGTAGAAAGTACCCGATCGCGGGTACCGGTGAAATCATTGGGCTTTTCGGCTTTTTGTGGCCTTTTCAGCCCAGATCGCGGGTACCAGTGTAATCATTGGCTTTTTTGGCAATGGTCAAATCCCTTGTCATTATGAACTGCTCGGTCCATAATGAAAGTGGCACCTATGGCAAACCTCAAATCCGACTCAATCCAACCACCTAAGGTGGTTCCACCGCCAACTAAGCCCGATCCAGCACTGGTTACGCGCACCGAAGGCGGCCGATTTGCTGTTGGTCACGCTGCCTACCCTAACCCGCTGTTGCCGACGTACAATAACGCGCGCAAGGGCAAACCCAAGGGGCTCGCCACGGTGGCGCAATATCTTAGGGATAACGTTGCGCCTGACGATATCGCCAAGTTTTTGATCGCGACCATGCACAACCCGGCCGCGAAAGTTTCTGATCGATTACAAGCCGCTCGAATGATTTTAGAACGCCGCGACGGTTTGATTCCACAAGCTGTGCGCTTGGAGGGCGGCCCGCCGCGCCAACTGCCGGATTTGCAAAACGTGAGTGACGCCGGCCTAACGCTGATAATCGAAACGCTCCGAGCCGCCACCGGCGCGGTGGATCCGGAGTCGGAGATCGACGATCATGAGGGACCGGGTAACGCCCTTGGCGCGATCGATGTCGGCTGATTGCCACCCATTTTTACGCCGGCGCAATAAAGGCGTGTGTCCGATCTGTACCGCGCTGCCGGTGCGTACCGAGCCGGTCGAGCTCCACCCGTGGCTACACGATCCGGCCGCGCTATTGGAGGCCGCGCTGCTCGCGCAAAACGCCCGCCTAGCGGCGGGTGCCCGAGCTAACCTAGCCACGTTTTTTCGCCTGGCGTGGCACGTCCTAGAGCCCAGCGTGCCGCTCGCTGACAACTGGCACCTTGACGCATTTGGCGCCCACATTGAAGCGGTATTTTTCGCGTGGCTGCGACGAAAAAAAGAGCCGGGTTACCGGCCGGACTTGCGCAACGTTTTATTCAATGTCCCACCGGGCACGAGTAAATCACGATTTATCAGCGTTAGTTTCAATGCGTGGGCGTGGTTGCACGATCCGAATTTTTCAATAATCGCGCTGAGCGCTAACCCCGAAGTCGCCAAGCGCGATGCAGACCACGTAAAAATGGTAATCGAAAGCGAATGGTACCGCACGACCTTCGCGATCGATTGGGTTGTACGCGACGACAAAAACGCGGTGGGTCTGTTTCAAATTTGCAGGGTCGTCACCGACGACTTGGGGGATACGTACGTTGAACCGCTCGGCTCGCGGCAATCAAAAGGGATTACGGCAAAAATTACGGGTCAGCGGGCCGATTGTATTTTGATCGACGATCCCCACGACGCCGGCGAGATTAGCTCCGAAGCCAGGCGCATCGAGGTCTTGGAAAAGTGGGATAGTGCAATTCGTAACCGCGTCAACAACGCGAGTAGTTCGATCCGGATCGGCGTGATGCAGCGGCTAGCGCCCAACGATTGGTCGGCGCATGTCCTCAAATCGAAACTCCAAAAATGGTTATTGGTTTGTATTCCGCTACACTACGATCCCGAGCGCGACGCAGCGAAACCGACGCTGATCGGCTGGCAAGATCCACGCACCACCAAAGGCGAGATCTTGCACCCTGATCGGTTTGCCGTTGATGACATTGCCGCCGACCTTGAGGCAATGGGCGCCCACGCTTTCAACACCCAGTACAATCAACTCACCGGCGTGATCGGTGGCGGTACGATCAAGGCCAAATGGCTGCGGTGGTACCGCGTCGACGGTGAACCAATCATCCTGGCGCCGAGGCCGGCCGGGTGCATGACGCCGCTCGAATTTCCCACGGTCGTGTTGTCGCCGAGCGTGTTTGGCAAATTATACGACGCGGTGGTGTTGAGCGTAGATGCCACGTTCCGAAAAAACACGGGCACCACCGGCTCTGAAGTCGGTATGGTCGTGCTCGGTGTGCGGGGTGCCGATTTTTATTGGATCGAGGATCATACCGCACCCATGAGCTACGTTGAATGTCGCGACAAGATCCAAGAGCTCCAACGCGCGTGGGGTTTCTCGACGGTTTACATCGAAAATAAAGCCAACGGCCCGGCGCTTGAGTCGGATCTCCGATCAGTCCTTAGTAACATCACACTACTGGAGCCGAGCGGCGGCAAAGAAGCCCGGGGCCTGGCGATCACGCCGCTGGTACGCGGCGGCCATTTGTATATCCACGAAGGTGCGGCGTGGGTTCCCGATGCAATCGAGGGTCAGGACTCAATAACGATTTTTCCGCACGGCCGACGGGATGATCGATTTGACGCCCTAACCCAAGCGCTCGCTGAACTCCAAGGCAAAGGCGCGCTACGGGATCGAGTAGACCGGCTCGGCCGGATGTGAGACTATCCAACGATGGCCGATGATCCCGATCCAAAAACACCACCACCGAACGGGTACACGATTGGCCAGCTTGTCCGCTACGTCGACAAGACCACGCACCAAGACTTTTCCGGCAACGTCTCGGCGGTACCATTTTGGCGCGGCTCGGGTTGGTGGGTCGAGCTCGTAACCTGTATCCCGGGGTACGCGACTTACTACAACGTGCGGGTGGCTAACTGTACGCTGAGTTGGTAGCACCATGATCGCCGCCTATCAAATCCAACTCGCCCTGGCCCAACGCCGTGCGCTTGGCCGCCCGGCTCGACGCCGTAAGCCGCCGCGCAACATGCCGCCGATCGCGCTGGAGCGTGAGTACGGGCGCGCGCTACGTGAGATCGTGCGGGTGACGATAGCCAATTACGCCGAGGTTTCCGAGTTTGTGAAAACTGTGTTGGTGCGTGGTCGGCTCGACGCCGATCGGGCCGACGGCACCGCCGAAGATCTGAAAAATGTGTTGGCGAAAGCCGCTGGCAAACTACGCCCTACCACGGTCGAGAGTATCGCGGTTGGCGTCGGTACCAAGGCTGCGATCCTTGTGGACCTGGAGTTTCGGCGACAAATCAAAGCCGCGTTGGCGATAGACGTGATCGGCAACGATCCAAAACAAGGTACCCGCGTCAAGCTTTTTGCCGCAAGTAACGCCCAACTAATCGAAAAAATATCCGTCAACCACATGGCCCGGATCACTGAGCTCAGCTACGAAGCTATCCAAAAAGCCCAGACAATCACAACGTTTGCGGAGGCGATCCAAAAAGCAGGTGCGATATCTGAGCGCCAAGCGGTCTTTATTGCGCGCGATCAGATCGGCAGTTTGTACGGACAGATCAACGCCGAGCGCCAAAAAGATATTGGCGTGAAAAAATTTATTTGGCGATCTAGCCACGATGAGCGGGTGCGGCCCAAACATGTTGAGCTCGACGGCCAAACATTCAGCTACGACGATCTGCCTTATGAGGGTTTGCCTGGTGAGCCGATACTCTGCCGGTGTTACGCGGAGCCCGACTTCGCGGATTTACTTGGCGAGTAGTTTTTGGTGTTGTCGTGGGGGCGCCATTTTTTTCCTTGTAAGGGGCATCGGGTGCTGCTAGATTATTCATGTAACTTCCGTTCTTCATAGGGGTGGGGGTTAGTTTGCAAATCGCGTGTTGGCCCACGCGATTTGCTTTTTTCGGGTGATGGGATTGTGGTGTGTACGGGTTGGGCCAAGGTGGGGATTGTGGCCGCCGTACAAAAAACGGTGTACGATCGGCCGATATGAAGCTAGGTACAACGCTAAAAAATTCGAGGGCCGCTTTGCTGCGCACGGTGATTGGATCAAGTCCTCGGCTTGTGTTTTGCTCGGGGCCGGAGCCGCTCACCACGACCGCACCCGAGACCGGTATTAGGCTCGCGCTGCTCGATCTGCCCGAGGATTGGATCGGGTCACCTACCGACGGGGTGATGCTCCAAGTCGGCGTGTGGGAGCAATTGGAGGCCTTAGAAACGGGTTTGCCCGGTTATTTCAGGGTCTACGACACCACGCTCACCGTGTGCCACATGCAGGGGACGATCGGGATCGATCTCACGGGCTCACCGAGCGCGGCGATCGTCGCAGGTAGTCCGTGTGGTGTGGTCGGGTGGTCGTGGATCGAGCGCTGAGCTCACTCGCACGGGATTGCACTACACGCCCACGTCTCCCACACGGCGCGGGTGCATTCGGCCGGCTCGCCGTCTTGGTCCCGGATCCAAATTGTGGCGATCGGTCGCGCGATCTCTGATGGTTCAGTGTCCCACACCAAAAACCGATCAACTTCGGCGGTGACGTGGAGCGCGCCTTTGATTTGCCGGGCGGCTCGGGATAAGGTTGAGTAAGCACACTTACCGGTTGGTGTGCTGATAGTCGCGGCGTTTGGCGCTTGTGGGTTTTTTGTTTTGGTCATGTGTCTTTGTACCACGGCTCGGCGCACGTGTACAAGTTTTTTGTGCGAATAAATCAAACTACCTGTTATTTCCCTGTTTTGACACCTGATAAGGCCTTCTTTTGGCCTGTTATTTCCCTGTTATTTCCCTGTTATGGCCCTGTTTTGACACCGGATAGTCGCGGTGTTACCTTTGATCCGTGACCCAATATAAAAAAGGCCGGACGGGCAATCCCAAAGGCCGCCCACGTACCGACAAAAAACTACACGACGGGTGGGTAAGCGCCACGCTGGGTTATGGCGGGTCGCGCGACAAGACCCAGACAAGTAGCTTTTTCGCCGACTCGCTCACGTATGAGGCCTGCCGATCCCTGTATCGGGGCGATCCGTTGGCCGGGCGAATTGTCGATCTCGTGCCGCGTGAGGCGTTGCGGCAAGGCGTGGTGGTGACGCACACGGATGATACCGCTGGAGCCGATGCGGTACAACAAGCGATCGAGGATCTTGATGCGCTGCACGTACTAGGCGAGGCGTGGGGGGCCGCACGGTGGGGTGGCGGTGGCGCGGTGTTGATTGGGGCGCTCGACGGTACCAGTGATCTCTCGCTGCCGCTCAACCTAAATCGCGTGCGGGCGGTAAACGGGCTCACCTTTTTGGAGGCCTCGGAGTTGCTCCCCGAGGCCACGTACAACGATCTCGCCAGCGGCAAAATGGGCAAAACCGCGACGTGGCGGGTTATGCCGATGGCGCAAGGCAACGCCGCCACCGCGTTTTTGAATACCACGGTGCATGAGTCGCGTTTGCTGATTTTTACCGGTATCAGGGTCGGCAACAAGCCCGCGAGCAACACGGCCGGCATGGGGTGGGGCGACTCCGTGCTAAATCGCGTGTACCAGGTACTACGTAATTTCAACGTTTCGTGGCAAGCCGCCGGCGTGCTGCTCACCGATATCAGCCAAGCGGTCTACAAGATCCGAGGCCTCGGCGAGTTGATCGCGGGCGACGGCGCCGCATTCCGCAATCGCATGGAGGCAATCGAGCTCGGCCGCTCGACGTTGCGGGCGACGATCCTCGACGCCGAGCTTGAGGATTTCGAACGCAAAGCCACACCGCTTGGTGGCTTACCCGAAATGCTCGATAGATTTATGGTTCTGCTCGCCGCCGCCGCCGGGATTCCTGTTACGCGCCTAATGATGCAGTCGCCGTCGGGCCTCAATGCCACGGGCGAGAGTGACACCCGGCATTTTTACGACGACGTGGTGAGCGAGCGCTCGGCAAAATTCGATCCTCAATTGCGCAAGCTGATTTCGGTGTTGGCGGCGGCGGCCAACGTCGCCCAAGGGTGCAAGATCAAATACCCGCCACTCTGGCAACCCAGTGCCACCGAGATCGCCAAGGCGCGGCTCGACGTGGCCGCCGTCGATGAAAAATATATTGCGGCCGGCGTGGTCGGCGCCGACGAAGTGGCTAAATCCCGGTGGGGTGGCGGGGAGTACTCGGCCGAGATGGTCATCGACTTTGCCGAGCGCGCCGCGTTGGAAGTATCGGCCGCCGACCAACCCGACACCCCACCCAAACCGGGCGATACTACACCCATGCTGGAGGACGCTTAAATGCTAGTTTCTGCAATTGATGCCACCGGCGCGGTCGTGGCCGGTATGGATCGGGTGACCGGGTACACCGGCTTGGCGGCCGGTGTTTATTATTTCATTTTGAACCGGCCAACAACTAACAACCGCGACGTTTGCGCTTTTGCAATTCAAGCGCTCGCGCCCACGGTGGTTACCTCGATCACCTTGGAGGATTGTTTGTTTAATGATGTGCCGATCCAAGACGAGCTCGGCTCGTGGGTACCCGAGACGCCGAGCTCAGCTTACGTGCCGTGCACGGGCGGTTTTGTTTCGTCGGGTGGTGTGACGTCGGGCAACGGTCCGGGGGCGTGTGTGTACAACGTCTCCGGCCTCGGCTCGTCGCACCAACGCTTGCGCGTTGTTTTGTCGGTGGGTGGCCCGCTGCGCGTGGGTGATTGGAATGAATCCTGATGCCGCCGATCGGCGGCAAAATTGGCCTCGATGAGGTTACCGGCGGTGGCGGCGGGCCGGGGCCTGCCGGGCCAACCGGACCGGCGGGATCTACCGGACCGGCGGGATCCACCGGCGCCACCGGCGCCACCGGCGCCACCGGCTCGGTGGGCGCCACCGGAGTTGCAGGCCCTACCGGATCCACCGGGCCGATCGGTCCTAACGGACTCGACGGCCGGACGATCTACAATGGATCGGGCGTGCCGTCGGGTGCGCTCGGCGTCGACGGTGATTTTTACTACCGGACCGGCGCCGATACGTTTTATGGACCTAAAGCCGCCGGCTTGTGGGGCTCCGGCATTTCGATCGTTGGCCCTACCGGACCCACCGGACCCGCCGGGCCGACGGGCTCCACCGGACCCACCGGGCCGACGGGCTCCACCGGGCCGACGGGCTCCACCGGGCCGATCGGTCCCGATGGGCCGGCCGGGCCGACGGGTGCCGCCGGGCCGACGGGTGCCGCCGGTCAAACGATCCTCAATGGATCGGGGGCACCCAGTGGTGGGCTCGGGTCTAACGGTGATTTTTACTACGATACAACCAACAATCTTTTGTTCGGCCCAAAAACGACGTTCAGCGCGTGGGGTGCCGGTATTTCACTGCTCGGGGCCACCGGGCCGGAGGGTCCGGCCGGTGCCGCCGGTGCCGCCGGTGCTACCGGGGCCACCGGCTCCACCGGGCCGATCGGTCCGGCCGGGCCGGACGGCGCGCCTGGTAGCGGTGGCGCGTCTCTGTTTACCATTCGCCGTGTAACCACTTTGGGAGTTTGATCTATGCTTTTAGATACAACCAGCAAATCACTTACGGTCACCGCGTCAAATTCTGAGCCACTAGATGTAGTGGTATTTTTTGTGGACATGGACGCCGCCACAACGCAAGGCAAAAACCTAAATTTCGCCATTACGTCGGCGGGCGTGACCACGATTGTACCGGCTCCGGCCGCGAGCACCGAGCGCCAGATCAAATCGTGCACAATCCGCAACAAAGGATCGGTGGCTTGTGTCGTCACGATTGCCTTGGTTGAGGCGGGTACGCCCTACGAGACACACCAACGCACGATCGAGGCCGGGCGCACGCTAGCCTACGACCCGGCCGTCGGTAGGTGGGGTGTCGGCGGTGATGACCTGTTCGTGCGGGCTGGGTTTTCGTCGGGATTTTTCAAAGTTGGCACGTCGCCCGAGGCCGCCGGCGTGCATTATTGTTTTGCCAAAGATGCGGGTTGGCCGGGCGCATTTTTGCCGGGTACGCCCGGAATAAACGGGCGTGACACGAACAACGATCCGGGCTCGCTGTATCTGCCGACGATCTCAGGGAAAGAGATTTGGCTGACGGGATTCTCGGCATTTTCCGCAAACCCTTGCGGGCCGGAGTTGTGGGATCTTATGTGGATCAACTCGGGGTTAGCCATAACCACGACCACGGCACAAGCGATCTCAATCGCATATGTGCCCTCGCGTGATGTCAACGGCACGTCGTCGGGCGAGGGTGATTTAGTCGGCCTACTTGTCACGAGCGCCACCACCAACGCCGTGATCACGGGCGGCGTAGCCGCCGGCCAAATGCAACTGTCATACACCAATAGCCAAGGGACGTCGGGCCGCATTGCCACGCCGATCACGTTTCCGGCGACCTGCACCGCCGGCTCGGTGGTGTGGTTTCGGCTCGCCGCCGGTGACACCGGCGTGCGCTCGGTGCAATCGATCACGTTTGGCACGTCGCTAGGTGCAGGCGCGGTCTCGTTATTTATCGGCCGCCGACTAGCCAAAGCATTCGCGGTCGCTGGGTATAATGCACCCGCGCAACTAGGCGCGGGCGTGCGGGTGTTTGAAGGCGCCACCTTGGTACTAATGGCCGACGTCGTGAGCCCCACGGTGCTTACTGTGAGCGCCGAGGCAAATTTTGAGTATCGGTGATCTGTTAGTTGCCGTCGGTGCGTTTGTTGCCGCGTTCGTTATTGACGCGGGCCACGCCGCTTACGTGCGGGCCGTAGCTAACCGCCGAGCCGGCCACGCCGCCGCAGCTAGTGTGGTGGTGTACGTGGCCGGCATTTTGGGGTGGGTGTCGCTGATTAAAGTAGGTTGGTGGGTGGCGCTACCCGAAGTAGCTGGGCTTGCCCTCGGTAGTTATTGGTCGGTGTGGCGCCAACCAAAAACGTGAAACGCCGGTTTTTCCAAGTGTCTATTTTTACTCAATTTTGATCTACAAACTAGGGAGTAGTAGCGGTGATGCCTGGCTTCCCTAAGGTTTGTAGCCCCTTGGCGATAACAAATTACCTTATGGGTATGTTAGCCGGGTCCTTGGTCGCAAGACCCTATCCCTATTGTATGTTTAGTTAGTGAATAAGCAACTAAATAGCGAACTATCTCACAGTGCATTGATCTTGTTTAGTTATTCGGGATTTTTAGGCGTGTTTGGGGTCGTTTTTTCGAGGCAAAACCTGCCGAAAAAGGGTCAAAAAACCAAATAAAAAACCTAATGATTACACTGGTACCCGTGATCACCCTAAAGTACCCGATCTCGGGTACCAGTGTAATCATTGAGTTTTTCGGCTTTTTTAGGGGTGATCAGTTTTGAACCGGCTCAAAGCAGATAATTGAAAACAGTATTCAATAAACGCCTACAGGCTTATTTTGTGTAAGCTAGCGTACAAATAAATTGGGGGCAAATTTGCAAACCATCGGGATCCTGATAATATTCTAAAATGGCGCAACGATTTGATCGCGGAGAACTACGGCCGGCACGTAAACGTGCCGACGGTACCGCACGCTACGATGCGTATTTGACCCGCTCGGGTGTATTCAGCTATAGACAACCCGACGGATCGGTGTTGCGCGAGTACCGCGATCCGGCCGAAGTTTTCAAAGCCGACTCGCTCAGCACGCTAGAGCTCGTGCCGCTCACCAACGATCACCCGATCGATATGGTCTCGATCGCCGATGCGACGCGGCTCGCGGTCGGCGCGGTCGGTGATGCGATCAAACGTGACGGCAATAAAGTACGAGCTACAATCTCGGTGATCGACGCCGCCGCCATTGCCTCAATTGCCGCCGGCAAGGTGCAATTGTCGTGTGGCTATACCTGCGATATGCTCGACGGCGCGGGCGTGAGCCCGGACGGTGAGCCGTACGATACCCGCCAAACCAATATCGAATATAATCACGTGGCGCTTGTCGCCGCCGGCCGCGCCGGCCCTGATATCAGAATCCGATCGGATGCCGCCGAACAACTCGACGACGCCGACAAAAACCCAACCCCGAAAGATGGTCACAGTATGGAACTACAGGAAGCATTGGCAGCGGCCGCAAAGGCTAACACGCGAGCGGATCAATCCGATGCCGCGCTACTCGTGGCCAAGGCCACCGCCGACAAATTGGCGGGCGAGCTCGACGCCACCAAAGCAAAATTGATCACCGCCGACAAAGGCCGCCTAGATGCGGTCGAATCCATCGCGGCTCGTGTGAGTGCACGGGTGGCGTTGGAGACGCGGACCAAAGCAGTGTTGCCGGATGCCAAACTCGACGGTCTCTCGGATCGTGCGGTGATGTGTCTGGTAATTAAACAACTCAACAAAGCCGACGTGGCCGCCGACAAATCCGACGAATACGTGGTCGGTCGTTACGAGGCAATTATGGACGGCGCTGCCGTCGGCGACGCGGTTTTAGAATCACTGCAAAAACAAATCACCCAAGGCCACAAGGACGGCGCAATTAACTCCGAGGCCACCGCCCAAGCCGCCATGATCAAAGCCAACCGCGAAATCTACAAAGGCAAAGCATAATGTCCGTCCAAACTGCATACCCAACCAATCCACCGGCTCGTGTCGAGGGGCAAATTTATGATGCCGACGGCAACGAGGATTGCCAAATCGGTATCAATGCCGAGGCT